GGCGGCGGGGGAGACGTGGGGGGGGGGCTGCGACAACTGCATGCTCATGCTGCAGGAAGAGGCCCAGCGCCTGCGCAGCGGCGCCGAACCGCGCCTGGCCGCCTGAGGCCCGCCGCCATGAACCGCGACCTCACCCAAGCCGCCGCCGTGCTCGGCCTCGGCCCGCGCAAGCTGCGCCGGCAGTTGCGCACGCTGGGCATCCTCGACCACGAGGGCAAGCTCGCACCGGCCTACCGCGACAAGGGCCACCTGTACGTGGACACCCGCCAGCGGTGGAACGCCTCCATCGGCAGCTGGACCAGCTACGGCGTGGTCATGAGCACCGAGCGCGGCATCGAGTGGCTGGCCAAGCAGCTGGGCATCACCATCACCCGGAAGGACGTCGCATGAACACCTGCATTGATGACGCCATTGGCGCGCTCAAACTCGTGCCCCTGCACTTCAGCCACCCCAGCATGATCAGCCGCGCCACCCTCATCGGCGCTGCCTGCGAGGCCCTAGCCCGCCTGGAGTCAATGCCAGCGCGCAGCAACGAACTGCTGGAGGCCTACCGCAAGGTGCGCCAGGTACTGCGCGACGGTGATACCGCCTACGTCACCCCCACCACCTGCCCCGAGCGCCCGTTCGGCGCCGTCGTGGTGGATGCCACCGGCCGCCTTGCCGCCTCCGCCACTGGGAAAACCATCGAAGGCCTCGCCGAACTGATCCGCCTGCGCCTGCCTACCCAAAGCACGGCACACACCGCCGAGGGGCGCGGGGAGATAGGAGGGCCGCAGGCGTGACCAGCACCTACCAACAACTCCAGCGGCGGTACGACCGGCCCTGCCTGCCGCTCGACGATGTGCGCCGCGAATACCTGCCCCACATCAGCAGCGATGAATACCTGATGGAGGCCATCCGCACCGGCACCATCCGCCTGCGCTACGTGCGCCTGGGCGGCTCCCGGCTCGGCCCGCCCGTCGTTTACCTGCGTGACCTGGCCACCTGGCTGGACGCGCACGACCCGAGCAACACCAAACCAGCCACTGACCCGGTGGCGTAACCACTGCAAAAGGACACAGCACGTCATGAAACCTACCGATACCAGCGAGTTCATCAACAGCCTCAACGCCGGCGTATTCGCCCAGCAAGTGGGTCGCGCCCTGTCCGACGTCGCCGCCGGCGTGGTCGAGCACGGCAAGAAGGGCAAGCTCAGCATCACCTTCGAGCTGAGCCAGATCGGCGAAAGCAACCAGGTGAAGATCAACCACAAGCTGGACTTCACCCAGCCCACCAAGCGCGGCAGCAAGCGCGAGGACACCGCCCTCGACACGCCCATGTACGTCACCGCCAACGGCCTGGAACTGTTCCAGACGGACCCAACCGCGCAGATGTTCAGCCGCGAGGAAGCGCCCGTAATCGCCCGCGAAGTCTGAGCCGGCCTTTGACCCAGCAACACCCAAATCACTCACCAGGGAAGCAATGCAATGTCACTGACGAAAGAAACCATCCAGCACATCGAAGCCAACGCTATCGCCGCCCTTGGCGTCATGCCACACCAGCAGGTGCCGACGATTGCCCTGCCGGATGACATGAGCATCCACAACCTCGAGCGCTACGCCGAGTACCGCGCCCGCTTCCGTGGCGCGCTCAACACCCACGCCCTGGCCGACTTCGCCCGCTACGTCGAGGCCCGCGACGGCGACGGCGCCCGCGGCTTCATCGACCAGGAACGCATGTCCTGCAGCATCATTTTCAACCTGGGCAATGACCAGCTGGCCGGCCACGGCGACGACACCGCCACCCTTACCCTCAAGCCCACCGCCGCCTACAAGGCGCTGCTCGCCGCCGTAGGCCAGCGGCTCGACCAGCAGCAGCTGGCCGAATTCCTCGAAGACTGGGCGCCCAACATCACCGCCTTCGCTGGCGATGAACAACTGAACACCGCCCAAGCCATCACCGGCATCCGCAAGATGACCATCAAGGCCACCAGCCAGCGCGACAGCACTGTTGGCGACCTCAGCCACGCCCGCAGCGCCATGGATGAAATCGAGGCCCGCAGTCAGGAAACCCTGCCCACCCGCTTCGAGTTCACCACGGTGCCGTTCGAAGGCCTGCAGCCCGCCACCATCACCCTGCGCCTGTCCGTCATCACCGGCAGCGATGCGCCCGTGCTCAAGCTGCGCTGGGTGGCCGAAGAAGCCCAGCGCGAAGAGTTCGCCCGCGAGTTCAAGGGTGTGCTGGAGCAGCAGGTCGGCGGCTTCGTTCCGCTCACCATCGGCACCTTCCAGCTCGGCGCCTAAACCACCACCCGCCGGCCTCACCAGCCGGCGGGCACCACAACAGGGGACACAGCACATGAACTTCACCATCTACCAGGCACTCGCTTTCATCGGCGCCGTCGCCGGCATGGCCATCGTATTCGGCCTGGGCTACGCAGAAGGCCGCCGCAAGGCCCGCGAGCACCTCACTCAAGCGCTCGGCAACTACCGCGAGCAGATCGGCCACCTGCGTGAGCGCGCCCATCGCATCCAGCGCGATCTGGACAGCTGCCGCCTCAATGCAGCCCAGGCCATCGAGGCGCTGACGGAAGAGCGCGACCACCAGACCGAAGAGGTCACAACCCTACGCCTGCGGCTGACCACTGCCAACGAGCGCATCACCGCCATGCAGGCCGTCAGCCTCAATGACGAAGCCGCCGAAGACCTGGCGACCATGGCCAATAAACTCAGCCTGGCCGCCACCCAGTTCGGCCTTATGGGCGCCACCGATCAGGCCCGTAGCGCCACAGCACTCTCGCTCAAGGCCCGCGACCTGTCCCAGCGCTACTACGCCGCCCAGCCGGCCGCTCAACGGGAGGCCGCAGCATGATCAACGCCACCCACTTCATCATCGACCTGGAAACCATGGGCAACGGCCCGCGCGCCGCCATCGCCAGCATCGGCGTGGCCGTTGTCCGTGAAGGCCTACTGACTGACAGCACCTACATCCCCGTCAGCCTCGAAAGCAGCGTGCAGCACGGCGGCGAGCTGGATGCCAGCACCATCCTCTGGTGGCTGGGCCAGGTTGAAGAGGCACGCGCCGCCATGCGCGCCGGAGCAACCCCGCTGCGCGACGCCCTGAATTACCTCACTGACTTCGTCCGCAGCCAATCGCCCATGCCGAATGCCACCTACATCTGGGGCAACGGCTCAAGCTTCGACTGCGTCATCCTCCGCTCGGCCTACCAGGCGGCGGGGCTCGAAACGCCCTGGCCCTTTTGGAACGACCGCGATCTCCGCACCCTGCTGCACCTTTACCCAGAGGCAAAGGCGCTGCCCTTCGAGGGCATCAAGCACCACGCCCTGGACGATGCCAGACACGAGGCCAAGCAGCTGGTAACAGCGCTGGAGCTGCAAACCAGCCACCGCACCCGCGCCCTCAGCACCTGGGAACGCGTCGATGAACACCACGCCGGCGGCGAAGCGCCGCTGTGCATGTAACGGACCGAGGATCAGCCAAATGAACGCAATCAATCGCACCAACCTGCCCGCCATCGGCGCCCCGTTCGAAGGCGGCTTCTATGCCGGGCTGTTCGCCCTCAACGGCGAAACCTACGGCTTGATCGTCTCGCCCCGCGCCGAAGGTGAGCTGGAAGAATCGCGCTGGGGCAAATACGGCCAGGACCTGAGCGCCGCCCGCAGCTACAACGACGGCATGGCCAACACCCAAGCCATGGCCAACGCCGGCGCCGATCTCAGCCGCTGGATGCTCGCACTGGACATCGCAGGCTTCACCGACTGGTACCTGCCCAGCCGAGATGAGCTGGAACTGCTCTACCGCAACCTGAAACCAACCGAGCAGCAGAACTACTGCTCCTTCCGCGATGGCGACAACCCAAGCAGCCTGCCTGCCGGCTACCCCTACACCGAGGAGAGCCCCGCCCGCACCACCTGCACCGCATTTGCAGATGACGGTGAGCAGGCCCTGGCGCCGCGCTGGTATTGGAGCAGCACGCAGTACAGCCCGAGTTACGCGTGGGTCCAGTCCTTCGGCGATGGCGGCCAGAGCACCGGCCACAAGGACTTCGAGGGCCGCGCGCGCGCCGTCCGCAGATTCAAGGTCACCCCTTGACCACTTCAACCCTTTCCGGCCGCGCGCGCAGCGCGCGGTTGACGCCAATTTCCAAGGACACTGACATGCAGAACATCATCGTTGAAGTGGGCCAAACCCGCATCCAAACGCAGAATGCCACCCTGGCCCGCCAGGTTCTGGAAGCTTCCGCAGGCCTGCAGCCACACCCACTGGCCGAGCTGACCAGCATCACCATCGGGGGCGGCTTCCTGATCCCGCCCCCGATCGGCGAAATCTGGAAGGGCCAGGGCGGCATCTATGCCGGCCTCATGCGCGGGGAAGGCAGCCAGCCCGATTATCACCTGGTGGTCGCAGTCGGCGACCAGGTCGAGGTTGAAGAAATCACCTGGGGCGGCGCCGGCCAAGCCGAGCCGCGCGCATGCAGTGACCGGGACGGTCGAGCCAACACCCTTGCCCTGGTCGAATCCGAACATAGCCACCCAGCCGCCGAGTGGGCAGCGACTCGTGAGGTCGACGGTCACCGCGACTTCTACCTGCCCGCCCGCCGCGAGCTGCGCCTGTGCTGGGTCAATGTGCCCGAACTGTTCGCGGATGCCTGGTACTGGAGCAGCACGCAGTACAGCCCGAACCTCGCGTGGATCCAGGACTTCGACGATGGCTACCAGTACGACGTCCACAAGGACTACGAGTACCGCGCGCGCGCCGTCCGCAGAGTCCTCACCACTTCAACCCTTTAACCATTTGACGCCGCGCGCGTAGCGCGCGGTTTCGCGAGTTTTCCAGCATGGCCATTACCCAACACCTGCCGATCTACAAGCTGGCCCGCGACTTGACCAGCCTTGCGGCCGACCTCACCAAGAACATGCCGCGCGACTTCAAGCGGACCTTGGGCGAGAAGGTGCTGATCGAGTGCATCGACATGAGCATCCTGATCTTCCGCGCCAACGTCGCGGTCGGTCAGGAGCGCCTGGCCCACATCCAGCAGCTGCTGGAGCGCAACCAGGTCATCGAGCTGATCCTGCGCCTGTGCGTGGATCGTCGCCTCATCAGCACTGGGCAGTACGCGAGGGCAATCGAGCTCACCGACCAGCTCGGCCGGCAGGCAACCGGGTGGAAAAAGCATGCAGCCGCGCCTGCTGCCTGAGCGTCACGGCGCCCAGGCCAGTGCGACATTGAATCTGGTCGTGCCGCTGGCCTATCCGGCCACCGCCATGCGCACCAGGGGAACCATCCGGCAACGTCCGGGCAGGCTCCGCGCAGTTTCGCCGCTGAGCAATCGGCAGCGCGACGTAGATAGCACGACATGGCGCAGTACAGCCCGAACAACGCGTGGATCCAGGACTTCGACGATGGCAACCAGAACAACGACCACAAGGACAACGAGAACCGCGCGCGCGCCGTCCGCAGCTTCAACCGGCCACACCACCGGCCATGCTGGCTTTTCTTTCGAGGCCCTCGTGCAAGCCTACCTCGACTGCCGCCGCAGCAAGCGGCGCAGCAACAGTGCGCTGGCCTTCGAGCTCGACATGGAGCGCAACCTCATGCAACTGCATGCCGAACTGAACAGCGGCACCTGGCAGCCAGGCACCTCCATCTGTTTCGTGGTCACCCACCCGAAACCTCGGGAAGTATGGGCCGCGGACTTCCGCGACCGCATCGTTCACCACCTGCTCTACAACCACATCGGCGCCCGCATCGAGCGCACCTTCATCGCCGACTCCTGCGCCTGCATCGAAGGCCGCGGCACCCTGTACGCCGCCAAGCGCCTTGAACACAAGGTGCGCAGTATTACCCGCAACTGGACGCGCCCAGCCCATTACCTCAAGTGCGACCTGGCGAACTTCTTTGTCAGCATCGACAAACACGTTCTTGCCCAGCAGCTCGCGGCGCGCATTCCAGAGTCAAACTGGCAGCGCCTCGCCCTGCAAATCCTGTGGCACGACCCACGCGAGAACTACCAGCTGCGCAGCATCCCGCGCCTGCTCAATCGGGTACCACAGCACAAGCGCCTGACGGTACAGCCCGCCCACCTGGGGCTGCCGATCGGCAATCTCAGCAGCCAGTTTTTCGCCAACGTCTACCTCGACGCCCTGGACCAGTTCGTAAAGCACCAGCTGCGTGCCAAGCATTACATCCGCTACGTCGACGACTTCGTGCTGCTGCACCAGAGCCCGCAGCAACTCAACGCCTGGCACGACCAGATCGAGGCCTTCCTCGCCGGTCGCCTGCATGCCCGGCTCAACCCCAGCAAGACAATCCGCCAGCCGATCGCCCGGGGCGTCGATTTCGTCGGCCAGGTCATCCTCCCGCACCGCCGCGTCACCCGCCGCAAGACGGCCGCACACGCCATCAAGCGCGTCGCCACCGTGCCGGCTGCGGGCCTGCGCGAAACCGCGAACAGCTACTTCGGCCTGCTCAACCAGGCCACCCACAGCCATACCGATCGTAAACGCCTGACCAAGGCCGTGCTGCTGCGAGGCAGCACCGTGAATGCCGGGCTCAGCAAAACCTACCGCCGCGCATGAAATAGCGGCACAGCAACGAACTACGTCGGCCACCAACCGACGCTCAACAGAGGACACAGCACATGCTTCAACCAACAAAGCCCCTTCGCCGCCCACCCAGCCGCAGCCGCGTGCCCGGCATCTTGCGCATGAGCGAGATGACCGGCATGTGCGACATCTGCAATCGCCACCGCTCGCAGGGCAACCACATCCCCTGCTCCGCACAGCGCCAGGCCAAGTACCGGCACCTGTGGGAGGCGCAGCAGTGAACAACCTCTATCGCATTCACCCACAAGCCGGCATGAACTTCCATGGTCTTGTCATCGACAACTTTGCCGGCGGCGGTGGCGCTTCCACCGGCATCGAGATCGGTCTTGGCCGGCCGGTCGACATCGCCGTCAACCACGACCCCGAGGCCGTGGCCATGCACGACATCAACCACCCGCACACCCGGCACTTCTGTGAATCGGTATGGGAGGTAGACCCGCGCGTGATCGCAGACGGCAAGCCCGTTGACCTCGCTTGGTTCAGCCCCGACTGCAAGCACTTCAGCAAGGCCAAGGGCGGCGCGCCGGTGAAGAAGGAGATCCGCGGGCTCGCCTGGGTCGCCATCCGCTACGCCGCCACGGTCAAGCCCAAGGTCATCATGCTGGAAAACGTCGAAGAGTTCGTGACATGGGGCCCGCTGGCTACTGACGGACGCCCATGCCCGAAGAACAAGGGCCGCACCTTCGCCAGCTTCACCAACGCCCTGAAGCGCCTCGGCTACCAGGTGGACTGGCGCGAGCTGCGCGCCTGCGACTACGGCGCGCCCACCATCCGCAAGCGCCTGTTCCTGATCGCCCGGCGCGACGGCCAGCCCATCGTCTGGCCGGAGCCCACCCACGGCGACCCGGCGAGCGAGGCCGTCAAGGCCAAGCGCCTCAAGCCATGGCGCACCGCCGCCGAGATCATCGACTGGTCGCTGCCTTGCCCCTCGATCTTCGAGCGCAAGAAGCCACTGGCAGAGAACACGCTGCGGCGAATCGCTCGTGGCCTTCAGCGGTATGTGATCGAGGCCAACCAACCGTTTCTGGTTAAGGTGAACCACGGCTACGACTACTTCCGCGGACAGAAGCTGGACGAGCCGCTACAAACCATCACCAGCAAGCTCGGTACCGGCGTGGTAGTTCCAACGCTCGCGCCATTCATCACCGAGCACGCCAACGGCTCCAGCCAGCGCAACATGCCGGCCGACGCTCCGCTGCGCACCATCTGCGCACAGGTAAAAGGTGGGCACTTCGCGCTGGTAGCCCCGGTGATTACCAAGTTTCGGTCGAATGATCGCGGCTCATCGGTTCAGTCACCGCTGGCAACCGTGACTGCCAACAGCTTCATCAAGAAGCCAGGCGGCGCAGCGCCGATCGGCTTGGTGGCCGCATTCCTTGCCAAACACTACGGCGGCAACTACACCGGCCCGGGCAGCAGCATGGAAAGCCCGCTGCCAACTGCAACCACTGTCGACCACAACGCACTGGTCACCAGCCACCTGGTGAAGCTGCGCAACAACTGTATCGGCCAGGACGTGCGCGAGCCCATTCACACGCTCACCACAGGCGGCCATATGGGAGAGGTTCGCGCGTTCCTGCTGAAGTATTACGGGCACGGCGAAGGGCAACCGTTGCAGGACCCGCTGCACACCGTCACCACCAAGGACCGCCATGCACTGGTCATGATCAAGGGCGAGCCCTACGAGATCGTTGACATCGGCATGCGCATGCTCGAGCCACACGAACTGTTCGCCGCCCAAGGCTTCCCGGCCGACTACATCCACGACCGCACCGCCGGCGGCAAGAAGCTCAGCAAAGCCGCTCAGGTCCGCATGTGCGGCAACAGCGTCTGCCCACCAGTAGCCGCCGCGCTGGTGAAGGCAAACCTCACCGCCCAACAGCTCGGGGAGGACGCCGCATGACCTGCACCATCTTCTACACCACCGAAATGCCCAACGACCGCGCCCAGGTCAGCGGCACCGCGCCGCGCAAGCCAATGCGCTGGGCCGTCGAATACCTGATCAAGACACCCGACGGCCGTACCCTGGTCGAGAGCACCAAGACCATCCAGCGCGCTACCTTCGAGGAGCTGCGCGCGATCATGGACCACACCATAGGCGCCATCGGCGACGAGGCCGGCAACATCGCCAGCTTCGTCAGCTGGCGAGCCACCGCCCGGGGCGGCAGAAGTAAGCGGAGGGCGCGGCGATGAACGACCAGCCAATAGACATCCTGATCAAGCTGCCCGAGGTCTGCCGCCAGGTGGGCCTTGGCAAATCGGCAATCTACGAACTAATCGCCGCCGACGCGTTCCCCGCACCGATCAAGCTCGGCCGGTACTCGCGCTGGTCACAGATGGAAGTTCAGGGATGGGTAGAAATGCAAAAGGCCGCCCGAAGGGCGGCCTGATGTTGAGAGCAACTATGTCGGTAGCGTCCCGCTCTGTGCCTTTAAATCTGCAAAGCTGTTCGGCATCTTCCCCGATTCAAGCATTTGCCTAAATACAGAGTAAACGTCATTTCTCGCTCCCGCCCGCCGAATGCAAGACTCATCGTTCAACCAAGCGTAAATGATCGTCTTTGGTGCAGCTGACTGGAACTGATAGAAGAGTCTGTACCGCGGCGGTAGATTGTGCTTCTTAACTCGGAACCAGTGCTGAAACCTGCGGCCAAGCGTCCCGCCTTGGCGGAACGACGGATGGTTCGGGTTCTGCGGAACGGTCCGTTGCGTGGTGCTGATGACCGCCTCGTAGAATTTGTAGTTTGGGTGATGGTGGAAACCTGTGGGATCAGCTTTTACCAAGCGCTCCACTTCGGCTTCAAGATCCTCGAGCCGCTCAATGAAAAGCGGATGAGCATACAATGCCCATCCGTTTTCACTTGTTACGGCACTCTGAGTCAAACCTAGCCCTCGAGCAGTTCGCGCTGGCGGTTTTCTTCGGCCAGCCGGCGGAATCTTTCCGCACGCTCAAAAATGCCAGCAGGAATCGGCTGGACACAATTCGGATTGGACTTGATGTCAGAATCGATCAGAGCCAAAAAATCGCCCTTAGCACGAATCTCGCTTCCTTTTTTATCAAAGGAAACGACATTGCTCTTAGACATATTTTACTCCCCAGGCATAGCCTGTTCTGACCTCGCACAGTGAAAGCACTGAGCGTTTTTCTATCACCTACCCAGCCAGAAGAGCGCAAAAAACCACGCATTGCGTGGCTGGGAGTGCGAAAGCTTACGACCACTCGGAGCCGTTTGCGTTTCTTGCGCACCTTTGACCGTCTCGTCAGGTGCAGTTAATTAAACCATCAGCGTGACGGGTAACGCTACTCAAATCTGATCAACGTGACTGTCACGCGAACCAGCACACGCATTCATAGCTGTCATGACTCATGGACATCCCACTGGCCATTCCGTTCAGCGAGCAGCCGGGCTAGGGCATGGCGCAAACGTCCACAGATAATCGCCCCAGTGCTGAAGCATAGCCCGGCGATCTTCCAGATACTGCGCATGATTGTAAGCCGCTCGCGTACTGCTTCTCTCCACATGGGCGAGCTGCATTTCAATCACCTCGCCCCGCCACCGGCCGGACTCATATAGGTGCGTCGATGCGGTAGCCCGGAAGTCATGGCAGTGCCAGCCTTCCATGCCAAGGTACTCCAGCGCCCGGTTCAGCGTGGTCGCACTGATCGGCTTGTCCGGATGACGCAGCCCAGGGAACAACAGCTCCCCGGCTGTAATCCGCCGCAGCTCGCGTAGCAGGTCCACCGCCTGGCGCGGCAACGGCACCAGGTGCTTGCGGCGCATCTTCATCCGCTCGGCGGGTATCTCCCACAACGCGGCATCCAGATCGAACTCGGACCACCGAGCGCACCGCAGCTCCACCGTGCGGGTAAACAGCATCGGTAGCAGGTAAAGCGCAATCACTGTGACTCGATGCCCTTTATAGTCGGCCAGCGCGCGATAAAATTTAGCGAGATCAGCCTCGGCCATCGGCTTGGAGTGATTGACCGGCTTCCGCTGAATCGCACCCTTCAGAGCCGCGGCCGGGTCTGCATCGGCCCGTAAGGTGGCGACACCAAACCGGAAGACGGCGGAGATCCACTGCCGCACGAGCAAGGCATATGCTGTGGCCCCGCGCTTACTCATCCGAGTGAGGATGTCCAATACATGCGCCGCGGTGATCTCACGCATGGGCAACCGACCAATCCGCGGATAGACCTCCGCCTCGAATACCCGCCGCGCCTGGCGCCGATAGGCCTCTGTCCGAGCTGCCAGTCGCTCATTGATCCACTCTTCAGCCACCGCTTTGAACGTGTTGCGGTTCTCGGCGAGCTGCTGCGCTTTCTCCGTCTGGCGTACATGCGAAGGGTGACGGCCTGCCTTTACGTGCTCCCGCGCAACGTCCCGCTCCGCACGCGCATCTGCCAGCGTGACTTGCGGGTACGCTCCTAACGCGAATACGTTTTCCTTTCCTGCAATGCGATAGCGGTACCGCCACAGCTTCGAGCCGTTCGGGCGAACCTCAAGGTAGAGCCCACCTCCATCGGTGAGCTTGAGCGCAGCAGCGCCTGGCTTGGCCTGCCTGATCTTTACGTCGGTGAGGGGCATTGTGCGGGTATGCGGGTATCATTCAAGTTGATACCCGCAACGATACCCGCTTTTTACAAGGATGTCGCCGGAGGACGGCGGACGCCAGCGGCGCTATAAACGAGAAAAATCAAGGCCCGCAGCAGAACTACCGGACAGAAGCGGACGAGCGCGGAAGCTAATGCAGGTTATCGAGCATCAGCAACATGATCAGTTCTCCTGCTCGCGTTCGGCCAGGGCCACCGCGCGGAACATGGCGCGGCGCTTGTTGAGCGTTTCTTCCCATTCCAGCGCGGGCTGCGAATCAGCGACGATGCCGGCGCCGGCCTGCACGTGCAGCTCGCCATCCTTGATCACCGCGGTACGGATGGCGATGGCGGTATCCATGTTGCCGTTCCAGGCCAGGTAGCCCACGGCGCCGCCGTAGACACCACGTTTAACCGGTTCCAGTTCGTCGATGATTTCCATGGCGCGGATCTTCGGCGCGCCGGACAGG